TGAATTCGTTTTTCAAAGATTCGTTGATCTTATTTAGATATTTACAGATAAGACAGTAACGTACAGTATTCGATGATGTTTGCAGTAAATGTTTTAGAGCTTGTTGTGCATTTTTTGTCATATAATCAACTTCGTCCAAGACTACGAATTTTATTCCAGATTCGAACATATTCAGAGATTTTACGAAAGTATAAATTTGGTTCCTTATAATATCAATTCCTCGCTCATCAGATGCATTCAAATGAATAATATTACTTTTGTTTGGCTTACTATGACGTTTTTGGAATTCATTGATCAAATTAATAATACTTGTTGTTTTTCCTGTTCCTGGTGGTCCGTAAAAAAGTAGATTTGGGAAATACTTTTTTTCAAGTATGTTTTCGAAGAATTTACGGTTTATAGGGTCGAGAACAATGTCATCGAACTGGGTGGGTCTATATTTTTCGACCCATGGTATCGATTCTGTTGATTTTTCCATTCTTGTTATAGATGCAAGAAAACAATATGTTTATTTTATTTTATAAAATAAACATTAAGGGTGGCTAGAATTTATTTCTTTACACCGATGAAGATTTAAATCCGCACCCGTAGGGTGCGTTTTAATTCATTTATCGGTAACGTTGCACTTGAAGACTGGACCGCCTTTGGCGGTTTATAATCTTCAAGGGTGTAAACACTTTGACAAAAGGTTACATAAGATAGTTCTAAAGGATTCCTCCTCCTTAATATCAACAGTAATTTCTACTTTAGAATCACCAGTTTCTTTCGATTCCTTTTCTAGTTCTAAAGACGAAACAGTTTCTTGTTTTTCTATCAAAGGTTTGGGCTCAAATAAACCATTTATTTCCGAAACCTCTTCATCGACTTCATCATCGACTTCATCATCAGAATCATAGTCAATTGGGTTAATCTCCATTTTTACCTCTACGGTGGTTAGAGGTGAATGTTCAGTTCTATCCATGCTATCAGACACGGGGGGACTTAATTCATCGACCTTTTTTTCTGAGGTTTCAACTTTCTTGAAAGAGAACATTATACATAGATCGGACATTTTTTCTAAACTGTTTAAGATATAAAAATTGATCCTATAAAAGATCAATTTTTATTACTGAAAAACAAAAGAAGAAGAAATGAATTCTGTAAATGATGGTTATTTGGAACTCGCATTGGGTCCGATGTTTTCCGGGAAAACCACATACCTCATACAAACTTATAAAAAGTATACTTATATTGGTAAGAGTGTTGCGGTGATAAATTTTGCGGATGACACGCGGTATCATGAGACAATGTTATCAACACACGATAAGGTGATGATTCCTTGTATTCAAGCGAAGAGTCTTCAAACGTTATATGTGGAAAATGATGAAGTGAAAGCAGCGGATGTGATCTTGATCAATGAGGGACAGTTCTTTGATGATTTAGCGGAAATTGTTTTGAAGATGGTTGATCGGGACTTGAAAACAGTTTATGTCTTTGGCTTGGACGGTGATTTTAAGCGTGAGAAGTTTGGACAGATGTTGGATTTGATTCCGAGGTGCGATCGAGTGGAAAAGCTACACGCACTGTGTTCGTTTTGTAAGAATGGGAAGGTTGCGTTGTTTTCACATAGGGTTTCGAATGAAGAGGGACAAGTGGTGATAGGATCGGATAATTATGTTTCGCTTTGTAGAGGATGCTATAGTAGAGAGACTCGTTGAATCAAACTGTAATGCTTATGAATTTATATTTTTTATCCTCGAAAAACAATTAAAAAAGCATTTAAAAACGATCACTTAATTTGTGTATTCCTAAGCATGGAGCCTTCAACTAAAAAACGTCCTAGCAAAAAGAAGAGTGGAGTAGATACTGGAGATCTGCTATTTCCCAAAGAAAATATCAGTATCGTAATTGAAGAAAAAGAACTTGAACACCCAAAACCCGTAGAAGACGATGCCGCATTAAAGAAACGTGGACGAAAGCCGAAGGGTGGAAAGCTCATTTCCAAGAATATCGATGATTCAAATAAGCCCGCACAAGTGGTAAATGTAATTTTGCATTTGAAGTGCTCATCGAAAGACCTAGACACATATACCACGAGTATGAATAAGATGGTAACGGATCCACTCAATTATAATCCCGATGTTCCACCTGAAATTATGACATATAATAATGAAACTCAGAATAGCTATTCGACCTATCAAGATCTCAACAAAAAAAATACATTGGATTACGCATATTCAGAACCGATAAATTCAAGAAAAGACAATGCAAATGCACAGTGTTGTTCTAAGTGTTCCGCATCCATCGAAGAAAAGACGCCTGATGAAACGGATGATGTGAATGTCAAAGATCTGAATCAGAAATTGAAGCGTCTCAAGATCAATCTTTATAAGAATGCGATGAACGATAAGAAGTCGTCTTGTTTTTGGTGCACATATGATTTCGATAACGAAACATGTTATATTCCCAAATATGAAATGGATGGACAGCTTTATGGATATGGTTCATTTTGCCGTCCTGAATGTGCTGTTGCTTATTTGATGAAGGAGAATATCGACGACTCGACGAAGTTTGAGAGGTATCATTTGTTGAATCAGATCTATAGTAAGGTTTATCATTTCAAGAAGAATATCAAGCCAGCACCGAATCCCTATTTTTTATTGGATAAGTTCTATGGTAATATGACGATCCAAGAATATCGTAAGTTATTAAAGACTGAGCATATGTTGCTGGTAATTGATAAGCCACTTACGCGAATTTTACCGGAACTTCATGAGGATACTGATGATTTTATTATGGGTGTATACGGTGGAAGTAAGGGTTCGGCCACTCAAGCCGGAGGTGTGTATAAGGTGAAGAGACAGAGTGAAAAACAACAGGGTCCGACAAAATCGAGTATTATGAGGGATAAGTTTGGTCTAGCTCAACAATAGGTTACCCGCTAAAATAATATAAAACTTATTTCATGTATTAAATAACATATGAAATTTGTTTACAAAAACAAATCTGAAGAAGATGGAGATAACGATGATGATGTAACCAAGGAGAAGATCGAAACCGATATTTACAGAGATAATAACCATATTTATTTTTATATTGAAATCGATCGATCGAGTATTTTGAAATTGAATGCATTGATCAGAGAAGCGGAAGAATATTGCGTTATTAGTGCATTAAAGCTAAGACTTGATGAGATTCCTATCTATATTCATATTTATTCGAGCGGTGGTTATTTGTATTCCGCGTTTTCCGCCATTGATACTATTTTAGGAACAAAAGTTCCTGTGTATTCGGTGATTGAGGGAGCGACTGCGTCAGCAGGAACATTGATTAGTATTGTTTGTAAAAAGCGATTTATTCGTCAAAATTCGCATATGTTAATTCACCAATTGAGTAGTGAGTGCTGGGGGAAAATGGCGGAAATTAAAGACGAGTTTCAGAATTTGAGTGAACTGATGGAAAAAATCACGAATATGTATATCAAATATACGAATCTCCCCCCAAAAAAGTTGAAGAAACTTTTGAAACGCGATCTTTGGTTGGATGCGGAGAAATCGATAAAATATGGGTTGGTGGATGATTATTATTAAAAATAATATTTCTAATATATATAGAAATGGATGACGAATATGATGAACAAGTCGAAGCCGCTAAATCACTTAAGGGCGAAATATCTAGTTTAACACAACCAAAATTTACTGACACACAAGTCGATGCGGCATACAACTATGTCAGTCTTTTACCCCATTTGGTTAGCAGCATTGAAAAACAATTTAAAACTATAATTAGAAATAAAGATTATAAAGATGACGTTATAAATACACTCGCAACAAAGTTGAAAACAAATAAAATAGTTAAAGAAATGGTTTTAGCGTTTCTAGAGTACAAACCGTATAAAGGAAAACCCGCGGTTGATCTTGGTGGCGGTTATTTCCATCCTAAGCTTAGGGCCTATATGCAGGCAGGTGGTGGTCGTAAAAAAACACGCAAAACCCGTAAATCAAAATCCAAGACGGCAAAAAGAAGGAAAAATAAAAATAAGAAATAATACAAATAAATATTCAAGCTCTCATATTAATTCGTCGACTTTTTATCAGGTTTATTATTCAAACAAGATACATGTCGATAAATGATTTCGCGTAATTGTTCCCAATAATTCTTCTCAGGTCCTGAATTCTTGGCATATTCCAGTGTTGCATCATCGACAAGATATATGGTATACGTTTTGAATATTTTCAGGGTTTCATCGGGAATGAAATAATCGGGATTCTGTTGAATATAATCGAAAAGACGGATCCGACATGTTCTTGGAATAGATTTGATAGATTTTGTTGTTGCGTTCTGAACAAACAAATCATGGACTTTATCATCGACGTTCGTCGTATTCGATTCCTCTGTGTATTCGGCCATTATGCCGAATGAAAATCCTGTCGTTAGGTTTCTCTCGATTTTTAAGTAAAGATCACCTAGGGAATCATAGGGATTATTTGAAATGGTAAAACATTCACCAGTATGTTTTACAATTTTACATAGGAAATTTTGCTGCATAATATGTCGTTCCAAACTGTGTTTTCTTGCGTTATATGAAATGGGCCGTTGGATCGACGAATAAACATCTCCATATTCGACGTCGAATTCGGTCATTTTGGTTTTTGATTATTTATCGATTTGTCTTTGTGGTTTATTTCAATTTTATTATGGGAATCAAGGGTTCCCCCTAAAAATAAAATTGAAACGGATTAAAGAATATCTCTGTAAAATAACATTAACCGGATTAGAAATGAAGAAGAATCTATCGATTGACGAGCTCTTTGAGCTTATGCGTGAGAATTTCGAGTATATGCAGAATTCTCCTTTGGTCAAGTCTCTGAGGAAGGAAAACCGTAGACTTGCAAAGGAGAATAAATTGTTGATGTCGATTATCAAAGATTTTCATGTTTCCAAGGTTCAAAACAAGGAGAAGAAACCTGTTGTAATCGATTTGTCTAATGATGAAGATGAAGATGTGGAATTGCCTCCGGTCAAAATCAAGATCGAGAAGACAGAAAAGACAGGTGAAAATATTGTCTATGAGTTGATTGAGAAGGAAGAGGCACCAGTTTCAGTTCCACAAGAAGAGGCAGTAGAGGAAGAGGAAGAGGAGGAAGTTGAGGAAGAGGAGGAAGAGGAGGAAATTGAGGAAGAGGAGGAAGAGGAGGAGTTGGTTGAGGAGGAAGAAAAGGAAGGGGGTGCGGGGTCTGGAATTCGCTCCGCGAATTCTGAAGAACACTTGGTTTCCCCGCAAGAGGAAGAAGAAGGGAGGGATCTCAAGGGAACCGCAGGTTCCCTTGAAGAGGACGAAACGGAGGTTTACGAAGTAACGATTCGTGGTAAAAAGTACTTCACAACGGATCAAAAGAACGGAAAGATCTATGCCATGGATAAGGACGGAGATGTCGGAGATGAGATCGGTTCATTTGTAAATGGTGTGGCAAAAATCTAATATTAATTAGTGATAACATTCGATCTTTTCTTTCTTGTAACATTTTTGTTATTTAAACCTCTTTTTCTTGATTTTCCCCCTTGTTTTACAGGAGGTTTTATTGCATTGAAATTCAAATAGGGTCTAATTTTATCCAATTCTACGGTTTCTTTTGAGTCTCCATTCAACTTTAAAGATTCATACATTTTTTCCAAAACTGCATTTCTATGTATGCATTTAACATTATCATTTGTTATTATTCCTCTAAATACATCGAGTTGAATTTTAATATCTAGACGACGATTTTGTAATTTAACCAATTTTCCGTTTTTAACGAAAGGCAATTTTGATAAAGCAATACCAACGTTTAACAAATTGGAGGAATAAGACGATGCTATGTTTTTGTTTTTTAATATGTAATAATTTCGCACAAATGCAGAAAACCCTTTGATATTTTTTAAAACGGATTCTTTTGTTTTTATAAAATCATCGATGAGTTTTTGCAGTTCATTGTTGCTAGTATTTAGTTTTGGAGAAGAAAAATCTTTAAGAACGTTTATAATTTGATTAATATTTTTATATTTGCTTAATATCTCTTTCATCTCTTTATTTTCGTTTTTAATATGTTCCGGGTGTTCAATTACATAAAGTATAGTATTGTCTGTTTTTATTTCTTTTGCATATTTGGCTAGATTGAAAAATTCTCTAGGTATCAAATACGAATAAGAGTGTATTTTATCAATCAATCTTTTAATTTCAACTGTGATTAAAACGAGTTTATCTATATCGGTCAAGTTGGAAAAAAAATTATCAAATTCTTTTTTAAGATCAGGGAATATTCGTTCTAGTCTCATAGTTTCTAATACATCACGTCTTCTATCACTATCTGAATATCTATGGATAAATGATTCTAGTTTTCCAAGTATTTGTTTACTGTTGTGAATTTGCACGAAAGAGGTTTTCGCTTTTACAAATTTCCATTTCTGTATTTCTATTCTTTTTATTAACTCTTTTTTCTGTTTATTTTCCCAATCGTTATAATTATTTAATTTTTTTTTCAATTTTTCAAATGTTTTGTTATTAATAATATCGTTAATCCATAAAGCTTTTGTTACCGTATATGTAAATCCACCGAGCATAATGTATGAAAATTGAGTTCCCTCATTCGAAAAATCAAAATCGCTACTCGAATTTATTGTTTTTTCGATTTTTGAGTCGAATGTGGTTTGAAGGTTTCCCGGAATTGGAAAACTGGATGGGAACATGCAGCCCAACATACACATGACGTTATAATTTCCATTTTCAAATCTTTCTCCGGGTGAAGAAGCCAATGCTTTCCCACTTACTAAATTTAAAAACTGATTTTTATCGAAGAATACGGAAATCGCTTTTTCACGGGTGAGACTTTTTAATTCATCAATCGGATATTTCACATCAAATGTAAAATGTGGATAATTGGATAAAGGTCCTCCTCCGGTTGTTCCCTCTGTTTTTTTTTCTGAGGGTGGGAAATATAATAGATTTCTTGACAAATACGTATCCATTGCACCGGGAATATTAAAATTTATTTTAACATATATAGGTTCAACCGTAACGGGCATTACTATAATATAACTTTTTAGTTATATTATGGATATATTTTTTTTGTAAAGTGTATTCATATTAGGGGGAACCCACGGTCTTCAGATTCCAGCTTTGCTGGATTCAAGCCCCTATAACCCCTTCCCGAACTTCAGGCGTTTTAGTTCCTTACTAGTTTCCATAACAACAAATAAATTAAGAAAAACCACATAATTATTCTGGGTTCCCGGTGGATACTGCTGATTCATATCTTAATTAGTGGGGTTAGATACTGGAGTTGTTGCAGCGTTGTTTGTCGGCGTTGAATCATTTGTTGTCATTGATTCGGCTAGATTCAAATGATAATGTGTGAATTCATGTGGTAGGCAGCAATAAGGACTATCCTCATTAAGGATGTGATCCATAAATAAAATAAATAAAAGTGTAATTGCTAACGCAATATATATGCCACGTGTTCCCATCCATGCGATCGCAAAAATCAAAATATTACGACTAAATGTGTACTTCAAATAAGCCTCCATGCTTTTACTTAATTTAATGGTAACAAATTTGGATGAGACGTTCAAAATAATAATCATTAATCCCGCAAACAATTTACTGTTATTCAAAACTTTTACGTTATTATGACATAATGAAAATATGTCGGTGAAATGTTTATTAAATAATATAGATTTCCATTTTTTTGGTTTAACTGGTTTTGGCATTCATATAGAATACAAATAGAAATTGTTCGGGTGATAAATATCCGAGTTAGAGGTTTCCCTCTAATATAAGCTATAATTGGATGAATTGGTTAATGAAAATTCACAATTGTTATCAC